ATAATTTCAGCAGCTCTGTATTCAGCATCAAACTTATATTTAGCTTTCTTACATAATCTACTGTCCTCATTACGTTTAGCTTTCACTTCTGGTCTAGCGTAGTAACCAGTAGATTCTTTACTAACAATGCTTCGTCTATTTTCACAGCTCTTACAGAAGCTGCGTAACGTCGTACCGTTTTTATGAAAGTCAGAGATAGGCCTTACACGAGCACACTCAGGACAGTACTTCATACCATTGTCCAAACATTCATTGCATGTATAAGCTTTCCAAGACTTGTGTTCTTTTGTTTCGTCGCATACATGGCATATTTTAAGCATTGCCTCACCTCCTCAAATAGCACCCAGCGTTAACTGGGTGCTATACTTACTCACCAGTTTTGAACCTATCCCAGAGTTCCTTCAGCTTAGTCCAGCCATACATCGCAACAAATGCAACAATAAACCCAGCGATAACAGCACCAACTACATAGTACCACAGAATCGCCAAGCTTGCATACAATGCATAAGCGAAGAAAGCTACAAGAGTAAGTACGATAGAAAGGATAAAGACCAAGATGTCAGTAGGCAGTTTATCCAGAGGTTTAACCCCTTTAAGAACCTGCGTAATAACCGACACCACAAATGCAATAGCACCTATCGCACCCATGAGAGTAGTAATCTGTTCAACCATATGTTTCACCTCCTCTTTTATTCCTCACCCGCTTGCCTCATAATAGAGCGCCACTTGAATATTGCGTTGAGACTATCCTGACTGAAGAATGGCTGCTTCATGAACCAATCTTTGAAGTCCTCAGCTCCCTTAGAACTGTTGCATGAAAAACATGCAGGCACAATATTCTCCGGTATAGTTTCACCGCCCTGACTAATGGGCAGAAGGTGGTCCTTAGTTAACCGTTGATTCTTGCGCGGCGTGCAACCACAGTACGCACACTTGCCGCCAAAATAAATCAAACAGTTCTTCCAATCTTGATGGGAGAAGTTTGGGTTCTCCTCACCGCGGCGCTTCTGACCTCCGATAAAGTCGGAGTGCTTCTTCTTATTCCTATTCTCGTTCCGTCTGATGTTATAGCAGGTCTTACAATCCTGCCTGTAAACAGTCTTACCATATTTATCCTTTCCATTCTTTGGAAAGTCAGTTAACGGCTTAATCTGTCCGCAAAAGACACAGCGCCTCGTGCCATTGCTAAAGTCCTCAGACGTATACTCACCATACATCTTCTTATTCCTCACGACTAGTCATCATCCTCCATCACAATTGAAGAGCTCTGACCATCCTTATCTACAAGCGCAACTTCTGTAGTTTCCGTGCGGCGCACTCCAATGTGAGTAATGTCGCCAAGCGCACCAGCCTTAAGCAAGATGTCCATAACTTCCTTGAGGTCATCCTTCTTAGTCTCATTCTTCTTGAGCTCTGGGTTGCCTGTATCTACAAGCAGCGGTTGTCTGGCTTCCTCTTGGGCGATAGTGTCGATACGAGCCTTACGCTCCATCTCAGTTGCTAACTTAGCTAAGCTAGCAATCTCACCTGGTTTCAGAGCCACTGGGTCAATAGTTTCAATTGCCTTCTTTAATTTGTCGCGGAGCGTAGTAGCCATGTCTACATGCTCCTTGTTCATGGTCAAAATCTCGTCTCTGCGCTGCAGCATCGTAATGCGGTCGCACTCAATCATCCAGGCCTGCATCCTCATCGGGAAGCTCCAACGCTGCGCTATCTTCTTGACCACGTTGTAGGTAGTCCCAAGCTCCTCGGCGACGGAACCATAAGACGGCTTCTTCCCAGGATAGCTATCCCTATACTTAACCCAGACAGTATACTCCCACTGTGTCTCACCCGGCTGCTGTAACCACAAGTCTATGCCTTGCTCCTTAGCCGCCGCGACCCAGTCTTCCTGATGTTGTCTGTAGTAAGTGATTCGAGTATTCTCAGCATTCGCACATTCTACGCAGAGGTGCTTATCTCGACTTGACGCTATCTTCTCCATGCCGCAGCGCTTGCACGTTATTAGCACTTCAGGTGTAGCATCATTAACTGGTACCAGCTCATCCGGCATATAATCACCTCCAACAATTTATTGCGTATCAGAGTGCCTCTGATACCCTCATTATTATTATACGCGCCTTGGTTACCCGCAATAGCTACAAGTATTATTCTGACATTATAGATGCCGCGAGGAGTCCGCGTAATTATAAAACTCGTTACACGTTCGTAATATTAAAGGCTTATAAATCCCCATATAATTACCCACGTACTTGTTATATTTGAATATGGACGCGTAGCACGTAAATTACTCATATAATTACATGTATAATTAACAAAGGGCTTGGTAACTACAAATCTTCTTAAATAGAAGCGCTGGGCCAGGGTGCGCGTCGTATATTGGCTCATTTAAGGCCGCGGCACTGACATACAGTAAGAAGTATGTATAGAATCTCAATATTTTCTGCCGGAATAGATGCCTCAGCTAAGCAGCTAGGCTGTTCTATATTTAGGCTATTATTTTCTATTCTATACTTAGAACAAGCGCCACCGCGCCAGGCGCTGCCGAAATGCACAGAAATCGGTCACAATTTTAGGCTACTTGCACAGAACAAATGTTCTGACAATCTGCACAGAATATTAGTCGAAAATCTGTTCAAAATTATTTGAGAAACTTTTCAAAAAGCTATTTACAAATGGACAGAAACGCGATATAATATTATTAGAGAGTGAGTAATGAACCACTACTCAAATCTAATAAGAAAGCGAGAGATTATCATGACAAAAACAAATCTGAAAGAAGTAGAAAAGGTAGCAGCGGAGCTAGGCACAGTGGAGAACATCGCAAGAGAACTTAAAAGGGTTCAATCAATCAAGTGCCGTCTTAAAAAGCAAAAGGGCAGGGCGACCTATGAGACCGAAATGACCGAGGTTATCAAGCAAGAACAAATCTTAAAAGAAGCCCGCCAACTTCTTGACCCTAAAGAAAAGCCCGTAACGCAATACGAACAAGCCGACGTTGACCAACTTGACTATGACGAAACGATTAAAGCAATTCGTTCAATTCAATCGAAAAAAACATTAAGCCGTTGGTTAACCGACGTAGAAGGCGACAACGATGAGTTTAGAAATGCATGCACAATTGAGGCCATGTTGATTGCAAGACGCGAAATGATTAAACCGGTTGATGAAAACAACGTCAGAAAAACTGAAATTCAGACTATAATCGATACGATTGAAGAAAGCGGCGAATTATCACAAAAGCAGATTTTAGAATTATTGAAAAAATTAATCTAAAATAAATAGGGCCGGCCGGAACCGGCCCTAAATTTAAAATAGCAGGCTAGAGAATCCGGCGTTAAAAACCGCGGCGGGTAAACATCTGGCCTGCAATTTTTTATTGCCACTGTAGCGGCTGCAGCCGCAGCCAGTCCGCGCCGTATCGCATCGCATAAAAGCAACGGCCGCGACCAGTCCGCGCCGTACCGCATAAAAGCAGCGAGGCATGTATAAGCCCGGTCGCGGCCGCATAAAAGCAAAAAATGACCGCGGCGAGACCGTGAGGAAGCGTTGCTGCATTTCCTCAGCCCCTGTCCGATGGTGCCATATCTAGCTGCATAAAAGGTCGAGTGTCTGTGTATAGTCCTCGCCGCCTCGCTCCGCATAAAAGGAAGCCTATATGTGTCGCTGCCTGGCCGCGGCTGCACCGCGAGCTAAAGATATGACCCGCTGGGTGACAAGTCCAGCGGGTCATTATGCGAGAGATTATCATTGTAGTTATTCGGCGGTTGGTTCTTCAGCTTCAACCTTGCCGCTAGCAGCTTCAAGCAATTTCTTCAACAGTGCTTTGGCATCAGCTGCCTTGATGCTGTCAATATCCTTGTCGCCAAGTTCAGCTTTCAACTGCTCACCAGTCTTATCTACAACCACAAACACTGTCTTAACGCCGCCTCCGACACGCATGCTCTTCAGAGTTTCCTCAGCTGCGATGAGCTGGCCCCATCTCTCGTCTTCTTCAGTGAAGTCAGCTTTTGACTTCATGATGGACTTCTTCGACTGCACGTTGCGGATTTCACGCTTCAACGCCTCCTGGTCATTCTTGAACATCTCAAGCTCTTCGGCTGTGTATTCAACTGAGCCCGACGCTCTGCGGTAACCCATTGAAGATTTCGCTTTGCCCATGACCTGACGGATTAACAGCTCAGACACGGCGCCAGACATGAGGTTTCTGTAGTTGTCAAGTGTCATAGTTTTGTTCTTGCTGCGGGAGCGCTTCGACTGTTGGCTCTTCAGCATGCTGTTCAGCGTCTCCTCATCGAGCTCTTTGAGGAACTCAGTCTCTACAGTGCTGAGGTCAATCATCAGATTGATTAGCGCGTCCATCGCGTTGTGGTCTGTCTTTGAGTTTTCGAACTGCTCGCCGTAGGTCTCAGTGTCGGTGCTAATCTTGTTGATAAGTTCCTGCGAGATTGTGTTTGCAATGCTCGTAAGCTGAGCGGTTCCTGCGAGGCTTCTTGCACCCGTTGCGGTGCTTTCGTTTGTGTTCGCTGCGAACAAGTTATTCATTTTTTCAGACATGGTAGTCTCCTTTTCTCCGCTTCATCCAAGCGGCTGCCACACTCCGCAGTGGCCAGCTTATTTGGTTAAGAGCTTCGTTCTTAACTCTATATTTATTATACCATGGAATCATGCGGCTGTACATATGTTATTTTAATTTGATGCGGTAGCCGCGTGGTTTGTTTCCCGTCATGATATAACCACTAGAGTCGTCACTCAGTTTCTTAACTCTAATATAATTATAACACGGAACTTGTAGTTTGTATTCAGTTTTGGAAAATTTATTTACCGGCTGCGCAGAATATTTAGATTCAACTTCGCACGGCCGCGGCGGCACTTCATAGCAGGTAGCCTTGCCTCAGCGCGCCAGCGCCGGGCTATCTACTAGTTCGTGGACAAGCTCGGCTGGCGAAAGCAATGCGGCCACGACCGGACGAAGCTCAGTGGCGCGGTGCAGCCACAGTCAGTCAATACAGTGCTTCAGCCGCGGCGACCATATACAATCTGTATCGCTTTGCATCGCATAAAAGCACTGAGCCTTACATATCCGCGGAGCGAGGCAGCGCTGCATAAAAGCATAGCTCGGTGTCAGTTCGTATGTGTTTCATCGCTGCCGCGCCAAGTCGACCCAGCGGAAAATCTTGGCTACCTAGTCTGTAGTGCACCGCCGTGTAACTACAAACGGGCATTACCACGCGTCGCCGCATAAAAGCTCGTGAGGATGCTTTCTCGCCCGGCCGAGGCTGCGCTACATCTTAAAGCTGATTGGAAACATGGCCGCGGCGCCGGTGTATCTACAAAGCTATTGGACCTAGCGCGGCGTCAGGCCAGACGATTTGGGCTGAGAGTTTTGATATCCGTTATAATTATGTATTGCAATAGAATGAATAACATCCAGTTCTTTCCTTCTGTTCATAATAAGAAATAATATATATATATATAGTATATGTAAGGTATATAGTATTATTATTGGTATATTATATTATTAACTGTTTATTTATGTATTTTAATTCTTTTCAGTCTTTAGTGTAATCTGTTTGTAGTGTCCACAACCAACTCTTGTGTAGATTGTTCCTTGTGCTCCTCCATTTTCTCAACCTCCTCAACAATCTCAACATTTTTGTATCTAAGTGTAGCTTGCGTATTTTGTGTCGTTTTGTATTCTCCCCCACTCAAAAATCTCGTCGACTTTAATAAATTATTTGAAAAATTATTTATTATATAGCGACCCTTTAGTGGGGGTATGTTAAATGCTCAAGAAACCCAAAACACGCTTATATACATTTATATACAAAATAACATAAACAACACACAATGTTAGACGCAATAATATACACCATATTGGCTATAAGATGATACAAAATTGTGTATAATATAATTAAGAGGCGCGGCGACGAGGCCCTAAGAACATAAGGAGGTACAGATATGAATGAGAGAAGAGTCTTAACTCATTGCAACTATTGTGGATTAGCTAATGTGCAATCACACGCAAAGTATAATGACCGCTGTGACATGTGCGGTAAGAGATATGCAAAATATACAAACTATCGTGCATTGCAAAAGTCTAATTATACTGTCAAACGCGACGCAGCCCTTGCTGATATTATATCAGAATATAAAGCTTTACAAGCCGCTGGCTTTCGCGTCCCTGATTCAATTAGGATAGGAGGTGACTTGTAGATGTACTGTGAATGGTGCGGCCATCAATATCAAAGGCAACATAAGAGACACAAATCTTGCTGCATACCTTGTGCTGAAATATATGATAAGTTCTACACATACAGAACTATGGCAAATAAGTCTAATGCATCAGAAGCAACCAAGAAGAAATATAGCGAGCTATTGAAGTATTACGAAGACATGGCTTTGAAGGGCTTCAAAGCCCCATCATGTATAAAGGAGATAATCAGATGAATAAGCAATGCAAACAATGTATGAATATGTTACCAGATACAGAGGAGTTCTTCAGACCGTATGTTCCTAGAGGGAAAGGCTTACGCAAGACTACAGTCGGACGTAATACTGTTTGTAGAGACTGCGAACAGATTAACAACATCGCTACACGAATATTCAAGCAGGGACCAAAGACTAATCAAGAACAAGAATTGCTTGATAAACTACCGGCTTATTATAAGCAGCTTGTAGCTATCGGTGGCCAGCCTATTGGGGCTTATGCGAGGCATGTACTACAGGAGGTAGCTGAACCTCAAGCACGCGGCTCGGCGGCGCTGGGAAGCATCCTTGACAGGATAAGTACAACCATCGAGACTGGTGACCCATTCTTAGCCGAGTATGACAAGCTGTTAGGCTTAGAGCTAACTAAGGAGCCTGACGTGTACCAGGAGATGCTTGAGAGTTTGAGAGAACGAACTGCTGGGCCTGATGGAAGAGTTAAGCCTGAATATAAGGACAAGTTTGAAGCTGTGGCGACGCGCTTCGACGAATATGAAGACAATTATGAGTGGGACTAATAACTACATCTGAACATAAAGAAGGACCTGCAGCAATGCAGGTCCTTAATTTATTACTTTTCTTCATGCTTGAGACTTATTCGCTGATTGACTTCTTCAATCATGCCTTGTGTGAATCCATCAGATATTTCACAGATGACACTCAGCAAGCACTTATCCTGAAGTTCTTGTAGTTCATCAGGGCTTCGCCGCTGCGCTTCAATGGCGTAGAATCTTTGCCATCGCTCAAGCAGGCTTTGCGTTCTATCTACAAATAGGTCAAACACGGGATTCATCGTCTCACCTCCTCAGTGATGAAATCAGTGTAAGTTTCTTTAGTTTTTCATAGTCTCAGCTCTTTCATAATTTCATTGAATGCCTCTTGCTGTTCATCAGTCAAGAGGTCCTCTATTTCTTCAAACCATTGCTGAAGCTTATCGAGCGGGTCTATGGAATCCGACTCTGGCTCTGGCTCCTCGTATGCTGAGCTCCTTGTTATAAGGTTCTTGTAGTTACTGCTGACTATGACAGCCTTATATCCTGCAGGTACTTTGTCAGCTTCTTCCTGAGTTGTCACTGGAACAGCGCGCGACCCGTGGACTAGGCGGAACTTCTCAAAGGCATCATCTGACAGCTTAGTTGCTTGGCTGTACCATGTCATATCACTGAGATAAGATACATCTGCTAGGCCTTGCTCTACAAACTCGATTGCTCTTGGATTATTCATCCAGAACTTGGAAGCCAACCAGCGTAGGTCCCAATCTGATGCTAATTTACGGTCTCTATCGAGCTTAAGCTCACCAGGCTTGAAGTTGTAACCGAACTTATATGGGTCATACTTGCAGACATACAAGCCGTTGACAAATACTAAACCTGCATGCTTAGTAGCACTTAGCGCCTCGCCATATTCGTTTGAAGCTTCAATCTTTACATCTGACTGTAAGTGAAGATTGGCTGGGACTACTTGCTCAAACCATTCTTCATCAGTTAGACCTGTCACTTCAATAGTCAAGTCATTGTCCGGCACCTTAGTCCAAGGACATTCTTTGTCAATGAAGAACGTCAGTATGTCAGTGCCGAAGCGTCGAGACTTTACAAATCTTGGTCGCCAGACTTCACGCAGACCATAGTTGTAGATAGTTACTTGCTTAGCATTACGTAAGAGTACAAGAGTTGCTATCTTATAACCCTCACCAAACTGACCGATTGTTCTACTGTCATTATCTTTGGAAGAAGTACCAAGCAACAGTGTTTTAGCTGTTAGCATCGATTGCTTGTTACAAATCTTAAATGTACCATTCTCATATGACCAAGAAGCCTTATTATCTGGGCTCTGTACTTCTTGGTCAAGAGCATTCTGGAATAGTTCTCGTATAGCATCTACAATGGTCCAGCTTGGCACGTAGTCACTTGCTAGTGATAGTTCTATTTTGCTCATTATCTTTTACCTCCTCAGGTGCTAATTTACATTGGCCATTACAGCCCTCATACGGACACTTGCCTTTGGTTGTACAATCCTCGACGGATGGTGCGGACGAGTAGCAATATCGTCCACACTTATCACATACATACCGATTCAATCTGTATTCACCCTTCCGCTGAAGCTACGACCATTCATTGAACAACTTGCGCCGAAGTGACTAAAGCCATCATCGACTAACAGAATAATCTCTTCTGAAGTAGGTTCATGTCCAAGCAACTCTACAAGCTTATCAGATACTCTTCCACTAAACTTGTAGTGAGCATATCCAGAAGTCTGCCTGTAGTCCTCAAACCAATCTTTATATTTGCTAGTGCCCTTAGTCTTCTCTCTGAGATTCTTTGTCAGTGCAGACAGGTATTCATGACGCTCTTTTGAAATACTTGTAATAGCTTCCATATTACTTACCTCCATTCAGTACATTGTTGTAAGTTTCAAGTAACTGTGCAGTCTCAGGGTCACTTTGAGCGATGAGGCGCAGAAGCTCCATATCTTGGAACTGTTTCTTCTTTTGGTCGAGCTTAGCCTTAATCTTCTTGAGTTCCTTGGCTGCAGCTTTACGGCGCTCATGAGATGTGGTATCAACTACATCAACAACCCAAGTCTGAGCTGTAACACAATCAGGGTCTGCATTTGTTACAACGCCAACTGACCACTGATTGTCAATATCTTTGTCAGAGATTTCTCTTGCGGTGTTCTTATCAATTTGAGTTCTTTCGTAGACAACCACGTCGCCTACCTGCAGATTCATATCTGTGTAGAAAATCCCAATCCTACCTGAACTAATGTGTTTAACCTCAACTGTTTTCTGATTCGCGAACATAATCAAATCCTCCTTATTTGTTTGATAAATTTTTCTTGTACTGTTTTCAACTACGTGGCACTTAGCATTGCCGCGTTCAAATGGATTGTAGTCTATTGGCTCACTAATATCTACAACCTGAGCCATGACTAAACCTCCTTTAGTTTCGATAACCAAGCGGTCATCTATGGAACATGTTATGTCTGTGTATACATTCACAACACTTCTTTCAGTTATTTGTACTGCAAGCTTCCGAAACATGTGACACCTCCGTTAGTATCACCCAAGCATTCCATGAGCTGTATGTAGGATTGGGCTTTAAGTTCTTTGAAACAATTTCAGCCCATGATACAAACAGCCATAGCATGAACAGGCAACTAATTAGGCATAAGCCTCTTTCAATTATCTTGCGCATAGTAATCATCCTCATACTTGTAGAATCTTTCAAGTATCTTATCTAAGATACCTGAATAGGTCTCATCATATACTGGCATCATAGCGCGTTCATCAATGCGCAATACAGGTTTATAAGTTTCTTTAAGTCCGTCATAAATATCGTTTAAGTAATAATTTGGGTCATCTGTCAAATCTTCTGTCAGCCACTTCAACAAATCAGGCGGTGCGGTCAAGGCTTCTTCAGCAACTGACCCAAGCAGCTGAGAACGTTCTTTGTAGGTATCCATCATTTCCAAGACGGTATCTACAACCGGTTTCTGACCTTTTGCTGTGGTACGCGGCGGCTGATAGCCTAATGTTCGTTGAGTTTCCCATAATAGATATATTGACTGAAGTTCAGCTTTCTCTTTGTCGTTTAGTTCTGACTTGCCCTCGAGGTACTTCACTCGAGAATTGATTTTCTCACAAGTCTTACAAATGGTATAGGTGCCCTTACGTCCGCCATAATAATTACGAAACTGTTCGAGCGGCTTAATCACACCACATTGCTTACATGTCTTTGTCATATACTCGCCTCCTATTTGAGCACTGATTCTTTAGCTACTTTCATAGCCAATGCTGCAGGATACCCTTCGTTCACCAACTGATTGTAAACGCGGTTGTATTCATCCAATGCCCACTTAATCATATCTTTTGGATTTACTTTAGGTGTGTCCTCAACATCAGGTACTGTCTGGCTTTTATAAGCCATGTTACGCATACATGCTTGTGTCTTGCGGATTAGACAACCCTCTTCAACTACAAGTGGCATATTGTGTAGAACACACACGAAACCATCCTTCCCAAGATTTGTGCAGAACCTGCAGCGCTGGTCTGCTGGGAAACCTTTGTGCTTTTCAAATCGCAAATTGCAGTGGCAGCCTTCAGAAACTTTGTAGGTCACTGTGGTTTCTATTTTCTTCATAGGCTTGCCTCCTCTGCATATTCCCAATGATAGCCCTTGCATTTCATGCCTGTTTTGCAAGCTCGGCGTATATTAGAGCTATTGGAAAGCTGCATAAATCTGGAAGCCTCCTGCAATGAACGAAAGGTATTAATAATAGTTCCATTTAGAATCTGATTTACTGCTTTGCCATTTTCAATTGTTTGATGCTCTATTTGATTGCACCATTCAAGATTTGAAACGGCATTATTTTGCTTATTTCCATCTTTATGATGGATTTGGTCTTTACCTTCTGAATTATCCAAGAATGCTTCAGCCACTAGTCTATGAACTAGTTTGTTGTATTTGCCATGAAGTCTAACGTGCAAATATCCACTTCCACAATCACCTTGGTTTAGAATCAGACCTGTTTCGTTATTCTTAACTAAACCTGATTCACTAACACTATACAGCTCGAAGCCAATTACATTTCTCCATTGCATGTAATCACTCCTTTCACTAAGCAAGCCATATAGCGCCTTGCCATTTCTTTCTCTACAACCTTCACTAATGTTGGAAGGTAGACCTTGCGGTACGTTGTTGGATTGATGCACATAGTGCCCTGGTCAATCATCTTGTTTACTTTGCGACAGAATGCATGTGCATATCCTGTTGCGGGAACGACTTGACTGTGAATCTCGTTATGAATATCCATTAAGTCACCGTCAGAAGTCTTCTCAAGCAGTTGTTCCAATGTCATCGTATTTCTCACCTCCTTATCTTTCAAATCTGTAGGAATCAATTAAGTCCTGTTGTCTGTAGCCAAGCTGTGTCTCTGGTCTGTTCTCAAGTTCTTCAAGTAAGTCTACTTCATATTCAACGAGCTCACGCAGACACTCGCATCCCTCATCAAGAGGTGCTCCACAATACTGACAATACTTAGGCTTCATGGTCGCACCTCCTAACAATTCCAATATCAGTTGGGTTAATCTCTTCTGCTTCATCATCAAACAACTGCTCAGCATCTTCAGCCGATATATTGCTCATCATCGAATAATCATGTATGCCACATTCTCGTGAGCAATACAAAGCTCCTCCAGCTGCCCAGATTGTATCACATGTACCTAAATCAATATCGCATGCAGCGCACATATCTGTGCTATGTTCATCAACAACTCTCATTTCTTTTTCCGTCCTTTCATCTCTGATTCGCGTATTCGTGTAACTTTATAGCATTCTTTGCAATCACGCCTGTATTTAATGTTGCCATGATTGTCTTTGCCGTCCTTGTAGAAATCTTCTACAGGTTTGAGCTCATTGCATGTGCCACAAACTCGGTGGGTTTCTGTATCTTTGTCAGATACAAACATATCTTTTATGCTCATCGAATTGAACCCCCTTTATAAACTGCCAGCTCAGCCGGTCACCATGCCAAGCTGGCATAATCTGAATCATTACTGCAGTGACCTTAACTCTTATATTATTATATCACGAAAGAACGCGGTCGTACATAGGTTAGGAAAGAAACAGTGAAGTCACTACACAGTTATTCCTGACTGTGATACACTGCATTTGTATACTGAGTGGTAATGTGCGGACGGTTCTCCAAGGCCCAGATTCGTTCGGTCCATTTGGCACGGCCGGCTTTATCACTCTCAACTCTGATTTGCTCAGCTGCTGCATCAATAGCATCCGCTTGGTGAACAATGTGAGCTTCAATTGATGACGGCGGTATGGCGGCGCCGTATTCACGCTTACCATGATGGCTGAGGATGATGTGACATAAAAGCTCAAGCTTGGCTTCATCCTTCTCGTCTTTCAGTAGATTGTTCTCCTCAGCAAAGTTGTTGACGAACTGAGCACCAAGAAACGTATGCTCATATAAAAGTCCTTCATCGGTCATCTCGCAGACGATACCATTGATTCTATAGCCAAACAACTTACCAAGGTCATGGAGCAAGCCACCGATAGTTGCTAACTCTATAAAAGTACCAGGAATGGTTTCAGCAACTGCTTTAGCAATCTTTGCAACAGACACACTGTGAATCAAGGTACCAGCTGTATAAGCATGGTGGATTGTATTAGCACCAGGTACTGTAACCCATAAGTGCTTAAGCTGCTCGAGAATTGTCAAAGTCAATTCTCTTAAGAAGTCATCCTTCACAGCTGAAGCCATCTCATAAGCTTCAAGATATGTAGCGCCAATATCAACGCCACTGTTCGGAGTAAACTCACTGATATGAAGTTCAGTGTTTGTAGTCATACTTTTGATATTCAGCTGAGGAGTGCCGAGATATTCTGTAAGCTGAGCAGATACATTCAAGATGGCATTCTTCTCAGGAACATTCTTGCCTGACCAATCCCAGTAGTTTCCGCTGATGGAATCTGTACCATCAAAGAACTCCATTTGTAGATAAGGCTTCTTAGCCTTTGTTTCTCTGGCAGTTGCACCGAGAACTACAAGCGGGATAGTGAAGGTGCTGCCCATTTTCAATTCTTTCAGTTTCATTTACTTGCCCTCCTTTGGTGTGTACCAGACTGCGTTCTCTTCATCTTCCATTGGCATAACCGCCAGAGCAGCAACTGCCTCAGTCATAAGGTCACCGAGCTGAGTATAAGTGTGTACCATCTCTTTGCCCTGATTAACCGGAATGATAACCGGAATAGTGATACCGTCTCGACCCGGCATCCATACATTGTCTCGCTTACGGATATAGAACTCTCTGATATTGATGTACTGAACACCATCTCTGTAAGCTGCGGCAACTACAAGCTTGATTGCTTCCGACTTCTTTACCTCACCAATTACCTTGTAGTTATCCCAAATCTTCTTAGCTTTTTCTGTAGCCATTTGTTTTGTCCCCCTTCTTTAATTCGTCTTCCGGCATATACTCAACAATCACCTTGATAATGTCACCAGTATCATTGGCGATGGGAGTAATCTTTGCGACTGCCATTCCATCAAGTGCCTCTTTCAATGGCACTTCCATTAGTTCAGATAATTTCATATCAAGAACCCTCCTTCAAGTTTTTGCCTGTCAAAATGTCAGACATAGTTTCGATTGCTTTGTCAAGAACTTCAGGCTTATGAACAAGGTATAATTGACACATACCAGCATATGCTTGTTCTTGCTCTTCAGCATCTTTGATTATCTCACCAAGCTGGCCATACAGTTTACCAAGATAAAACTGTCCTTGCTGTCTATTGAAGTGTTCTTCAATATCAGCTTGCATCTCTTTCAATCGTTTAGAGACTGATTTGTTCATATCTACACCTCCCATTTCTTTGAACACTGCTTGCAGACACAACAAACAGTATTCTTTGATGTGCCAAAGACTAAACCAGCACTTCCTATTAAAGCAGTACCTAATAAGCCTTTACCCTTGCTGTACCCCTTAGCAGTACTGATAAAATCAGTACTGCCACATCTCGGGCATTTGACAGCTTTTGGTGGGTTAATCTCTTTGGCTTTGTTTTCCAAAGCTACGGCGGTTCTGTTTAGAGTATCAATCAGACCCATAGTTATACCTCCTTGTAGATGTCAAAGATTGAACCATCATACACATCATACTCAAGATAAGACTTGTCTTCAGGTTCCTTAAATCCAACATCAGGAGGTGTAAGCTTCTGACCCCAAGATGGAGCACCCTTCTCAGCACCAGCAGTGATGGGGCAACGGAACGAAGCAAAGTCTGAGAGAAGCCATCTGAATACCGGTATATGTTCTTGTTCATCTTTATGCACAGCCAATACTATTTCATCATGCACAATGAGTATGAGCTGCGTCTTGAGATTGTGATACATGATGTACTTATACATATCTACAAGCTTTGCTTTGATATAGTCTGCAGCGCATCCTTGAATTAAAGCATTAGGAGCCTTATAGCAATCATCAGGGTCGAGGCGACGACGTCTTCCGTAGAAGTTCTTTACAAAGCCTCTCATCTTAATAACCTGATGAACTGTTGCAATGAATGTTCTTGCTTCAGGCATCTGAGCAAAGTAAGTAGCTTTTAGATTAGTCGCCTCAGTTGTTGAGCAACCAAGCAACTCACTTAGATGGTCAATACCTACACCGTATATAAGTGCGAAGTTGATAGTCTTACCTTTACCACGCATATCTACATACTTCTGTAGAGAATCAATCAACTCATCAAGTTTTGCAAGTTCATCTTTATCAGCACCTTGCTCAGACATTTCTTTTCTTTTGATACTAAGTGTCTCATGCTCATGAATGTTATGCAGAAACTCATCAACTGCTACATGGAATATCATTGCAGCCGTAGCAGCATGCACATCATAGCCATTTTCAATTGCTTGTAACAAACTCGGAATCTTTGCATAGTGTGCAAATAACCTGTACTCAATCTGGTCAAGGTCCATGAACCATAATTCGAAGTCAGGCGACGGCACAAATGCTCGTCTAATTCTTTTATCCTTCTTAGGAAGTGTTTGTAGGGCAGGCTTGGTAATTGACATACGACCAGTAGTTGCTTCTGTTTGATTGATGTTTCCATGAACTCTTGTCTCAGCATCCTTCTGGTCATAAATACCTACTGCATATGTTGTCAGAAGTTTTTCATATTTTCTAAACTCTAAAATGTTCTTAACAATATTGACATGATACTTTGTAGCCAATGTATTCAACACATCTTTATCAAGTTTAGGATTGCCCTTAGGCGTTGTTGGAATCCAGCCATGATTAACACCAAGTGTCATCAATACATCATATAACTGTTTACCTGAATTGATGTTGAACATCTTGCCGGCTTCATCATAGATTGCCTTCTCTGCATCATCAGTAAGTTTCTGAAGGTCAGCTTTAAGGGACCCTTCATACTCACTGTCAGTTGCAAACCCAAAGCGCTCCATCGCATAGAGTGCAACCATAAGTTCCATCTCTTTGTCATACAGACTAATAAGTTCGTCTCGCTCAAGAATCTCATAGTCAGTAATGAACTCTAAATAACAGTTCCAAACGTCTGCACCGCCGTATTGAGTAAGTAATTCTCTTGGAATCTGACGATAGTCTGTAACCTTATTCAGTGTCTTGTAGGAATCAACCATGAACTCAAACTTAACAATACCACCAGGTATTCTTGCTGCAAGGTCTCTCAATTGAAATGAGGGTCTGTTTTCATTTGCAAGTTTTGAAAGTACTACAGTATCGTGCACTCTTCCTTTAATCTTCATACCCGCATTTGCAAACTGATGAGCATCAAACTTCCAGTTATGAGCAATTTTCTCAATTGTCTCATCTTCGAACAACGGTGCTAACTGTCTGAATAATGCAAAGTTATTCTCCACAGTATCATATATAATGTAGGAATTTTTTCCATCGCAAACCTGAAGACTGAATGGATAATCCTGTGGAGTTGCTTTCTTTCCTGTACCAACCCAGCGTCTTACCACTTCTTTTGGTACGATATGACTATTTCTGAAATGCGGATGAGTTTCTGTATCGAATGTTATGAAGCGTCTTCCTTTGAACTCAAATGGCTTCACTCTATTCAGAAGCTCTTGTGGGTCTTGCAATTCAATGAACTTATCTACAATGTGTTCCTTGAATGTTGCAGGGTTGTAAGTGTACCCATCACCTTGTTGAATTATAGGTACGTTCTTGGGCTGAATTACTGCCATTGTCATCACTCTCCTTTACTATTTAATTATATCATAATTATGTGCAGCCGTAAATACCTTTCTTAAAATTATTCTCTTACTGCACAAGTTTGATATACTGGTTTGTGCTTGCTAACTTTACACCAAGTGATTTGTAGTTATCTGCTGTCTTATCTTCTTCATATGCACCAAACTTCACATAACAACCTACAAGAAACTTCTGAGGGATGCGGCGATACAGTTCCCACTCAGTTAGGCCAGTATACAATATAACTTTCAAGTTAGCCTCTGCGGCGCAGCTTATAAGTGCTATTGTATCATCAGGCTGCTCAGACCATTCAAGGCCAGCAAGTATTATACCATCATTGAAATGATTCTGCTTTACCTCTTCTATAATCTCGTCAGCAAACTTGAGATATGTCTGTGCATCTTTTAAGTGCTGGTTGAAACAATTCCGGCAATTATTTCTACAAGACACTCCAATGATAAGGGCCCCCATGAACGGAGCATCTTCTGCCCGTTCATGGATAATACCCTTATAGCTAACAAGCTTATTCAACATGTAGCTGCTTGCGGTCCTTAAACTCCTGGAGCTTGCCAGGGTTGTAGTTATCAACGTCGCGTATGTAGCCGGTTATACGCTGCATATACTTTGTTACTCCGCCGCAATGAGGACAACTTTCAACTACTTCGTCCAAGACACCATGTTCAGGACAATAGCAGATAATCGGCGATAATGAAATATAAGGCAATGAATAATTTTCGCATACATGTCTAACGATACTCTTTGCCTGGCCGCCAGAGATACCTTGCGCTAAGTACAGATGTACTACCGTGCCACCTGTCATTTTAACCTGTAGAGAATCCTGGTGGTCAAGCAAAGCTTTGATACCTTCAATCTGACTTACAGGCACATGGCAAGAGTTAGTATAATAGACGCTGTTGCCGCTGCCCTGTGTGTAGATATTAGGATAAGTCTTTCTGTCAAGCTTTGCAAGTCTATAGCAAGTTGATTCAGCTGGTGTAGCTTCAAGATTGTATAAGTTTCCAGTTGACTTCTGGAATGATAAAAGAATATCTCTCATGAAGTCCAGCAGCTCTTCAGCTAATGCCTTACCTTGAGGTGTAGTAATATCCATGCTTAAATAGTTCATGCACAGCTCATTCATTCCGACATAACCAATTGTAGAGAAGTGGTTATTCAGAGTACCTACATAGGTATCAAATGCCGGCAACATACCAGTGCCGATGAGGTGCATATTCAACCAGTTACGTTTCTCTTCAAGACTGTCTCTGGCAATTTCCATGTAGTCTTTAATGAGTGACTTCAAATGGTCCTTAGACTTGAACTTACTAAGGTAGCCGAGGCGAGGCAGATTCAAGGTTACAACTCCAATAGAACCAGTGCTGTCACCAGACCCAAATAACCCGCCGTTACGTTTGCTTAGCTGATTAAGGTCCAGACGTAATCTACAACACATGCTTCTGACATCACTTGGGTCCATATCGCTGTTTATAAAGTTGCTAAAATACGGATACCCATATTTACCTGCCATTTCCCATAAAAGTTCATTGTTTGGATTTTCCCAGTCGAAGCCCTTCATGATAGAGTAGGTAGGAATAGGATAAGCAAACGGTTTGCCATTAGCATCTCCTTCAAGCATAACCTCAAAGAATGCTTTATTCAGCATATCTATTTCTTTCTGACAATCTCCATAAGTGAAGTCCATCAGCTTATTAGCAATTCTAACCGGCTGGTCTTTCAAATCCTTAGGAGCAAACAGGTCAAACGTAAGGTTGCTGAAAGCTGGTTCTGCCCCGGCCCTACTATTTGAGTTGACCGAATAGACATAGTTCTGAATACCCTGCTTAACTTCCTTGTAGTCAAGGTTGTCAAGTCTAATAAAAGGAGCAAGCAATGTGTCGAAGGAGCTAAATGCAACTGCTCCCATAATTTCATTCTGGAAGATTGTCAGCATATTAGCTAATTGATTCAGCGCAGCGTCGAAGTGTTTAGCAGGTTTTGACGCTGGGATATTCGGAATGCCCTTCACACCATAGTCAAGAACCTTCTGTAGAGAATACCCACAGCAATAAATGGTAAGACCACTCATATCATGGATATGCAAGAAGCCATCATTGTGTGCAGCTTCTGCTACATCGTTGTACACTCTTTCAGCCCAGTACTGTTTCGACACGGCGCTGATGATATACTTATTCATTTGTCCGAAGCTAAACGGTGCGTTACTGTTCTCTTTTACCCTCCAATCTCGCTGAAGCATGTAATCATCTACAACCCTATTTGTGTCAAGCATTCCCATTATTAAGTACCTCCTCAAGCTTCTTTACATTGAATCCCATAACTGTTTCGTCACCGCACTTAATAACTGGTAGTGACATTGCACCAAGCTGCTCGAGTTCTTTCATCGCAGCCTCATCTTTGAATACATCAGCATATTCAAAGTCCACGCCTTTTGACTTCAGGTACTGTTTAGCACCTTGGCACTGAGGGCATGACT